AGCTTGTAAAGACATTAGTATGTACCTCCATCAATTGTTCCCGTTGACAAAGTTCCACTAAAAGTCAGTGCAGGAATTGTTACTGTGCCTGTGAATGTCGGAGAAGCGAGATTTGCCTTTGTTATTACTGCCGAAGCAATAGCAACAAACTCATTATCAAACTCTGTTCCTTTAATAATCTTGCCAGCATCGCCTGAAGGCAAGCTATCTTTTGCGGCAAAGTCAGTAGCTTTTGTATAATTACTCATAATGTTCTACCTGCTAATGCTAATACGTTTATTTCTTGGACAGACAATTCAAATCCATTGATGTCTGATTCAACCCCAATTGTCAAAGTTCCGCCACTACCGTTAGCGTTTATTGACGTTCTTGATGTGTTTTCACCTACTGCAAATTCACCCACATTAAATTCTGCTGTGTTGTATTCAGCCAACCCTTGAGTTGTTAAGGATATAGACTCTGAGTTGTATGCAGTGCCAAAGTCATAGGCCCACTTAATAAATAAGTTTGCACCACTACCACCGATAATTGTTGGGCGTAGTTTTTTAAGAAACTTAAGCTTTGAAGCGTCACCAAACGTTAACTCAGGGCTAAAGTATTTAAAGCGATATGAACTAGAGTTGTCTGTGTTTCCTGAGTACGTACCAACCCCATGGCTTCCGCCTACTAATAGCGTTCCGTTATCTTGACCGGTAAAGCATTTAAATCCTGTTCCCGGCCATCTTGTAACTCTGTAAGATCCGTTTTCTAATAAACCTCGAACATCAAAACACAATGTAATATCTTGATTTCTAAAGACAAGAAGATAAAAATTTTCTTCGGGGTGATAAGTTGAGGTAAAGGATTCGTTGGGTTCGGTTAGTAAGGAGATAATGTCTTTAGATATGTTTGCTGACAGGCTACTAATTGGCATTGATTTTTCTTGAATAGTTCTTCCAAAGCTACGCAACCCAGTATGGGATAGGAATAAAACATCGGTTCCTGTGTACTGAACAGTGTCCCTATCAACACAACCAACTCCGGCAATTGTATCTGATAGAGCCATACTTGCAGGAACCTCTGCTCCTGAATAAACAATAATGCTGTGCTTTCCAAATATAAGCAAAAGATTGTTATGTGCGGCTAAAGCAACAATTTCATCATAGCCGTCAGGCCATACTTTTGTTATATCAATAGAGCCACTGCTACCTCCAGTCCATACATGACCTTGCAATAAATCAGACCAGTAAATAGTAGATTTGTCTGTACTAAAGTCTGCTGTCCAAAGCCTTCCATATGCGGCTAAAACTTCATTGCCATACTTTGCGCTAGTCATTCCGCCAGCGCCAGATACAGAGCTTAAAGTAGCTACTGCGTTACTTGCATTATCATAAACAAGGGGCTCAAGACCTTTTTGAAAAAAATATATATGGTCATTAAAGTTAACTATTTTCCAATTATTAGCATTAATTGAGTATCCGCTTGGAGTAGCATCTACTAAAGTAGTAGTGCCAGTCATAATCTTGTTGTTGCCTACAGAAAATATAACAGAGTTTCCTCCATCATCTTTAAATTCTTTTATGGCTTGAATGTTTGCTGATCCTAATACAGTTTTATTTGTAGTAGTGACATTCAAACCTTTTCTGGCCGCGATTCGCCCACGCTTATCAATTATAGCGTTATCTGCTACTTCAGCAAACGAAGGATCTTGAGCTAACGGAGAGTCCTCCGTGTTAATCCCTTTAAAGCCGGGAGCTACAAGGTTTATGCTTTTAAGTTCTTGTGCCATAACAACCTCAAGGGGTATAAAAAATAACTTCTTCTGGGTGTCTACCCGCATCTTGTGCAATTGCGTCAGACAAGTAAGTATTTGCCATTTTAAAATACTCTGGTGTTGATGTTCCTCCTGTTTCACCCCTTTCTCTAGCGGCTAAAGCAACAGCCAAATGAATTACTGGCATTGAAGGTATTCTTAAGAGATCATCATCAGCACTTAAAGGGACGTTACGCAATACGCAGTTAAACCGTAAAGAATAAACACCGTCTGGCTTAGGATAAATATCAATTAAAGTGTCACCTGCTGTATTTACACCGTTAAATGTAAAGTACTTGGGTGATCCTGTTTCTGGTGCAGTCAACAAAAATTGAGAATCAAACCACTTGGCTGTCTGATACACCATTACAAAATTGCTCGTATCGTTTAAAACATTAAGCTCTTTAATACTGTTACCGCTTCCCGTAAGAGCATAGTTAAAAATATTTGCGGTTGTTGTAACTGTTAGAGTTGTTCTAAGAGCAGACCAGTCCCAAGCATTTTCTACTGTGTTTTTAGCATCATTAACAATATCACCAACTAACTTGCTGTACGCACTATCTTGAATAGAACCGTCAGCACTAACTTCCGTTTCGCGCAAACGCCTTAAAACATTGTTTACTAAATCTTTATATGTCATACTAACATTCCTTGTACCTTTAATGGCTTAGGCATTTTTCTAGGTGTTAATTTTTCAAGAAACTTATCGTATTTTACAGGTTGTCGTGGCATAGCAGCAGCTATTTGTTGCGGAAGTTGTTGTTGTTGTGTAAGCAACCCTAACAAACCAGCACCTAAGCCTTCTCCTAGTCCTGCAATTCCTTCACCAAGACCTTCAAGACCTGCCTCAACACCGCCGATTTGTTGGCCTAGTCCGGTAATGTCTGACCTTACCTCTTCTTCTGATTGGCTAACTGTTTCCTCAATTAACTCTTGCATGGCCGATTCTTGACTCAACAAACCTTCTTGTAACGATTCAAAGTTAACATTCACTAGCAAACCAAGCTGTTCTACATCTAAACCTAACTCGTTTAACCTATCTTGAGTGTTTTCATCTAATGATTCTATGTTACCGTCTACTTTAATTAAATCAGAAGCAATATCAGCAACTTCCTCGCTTAATGTTCCTAAACTCCCTCCAAGAACTGCTCGCTCTTCTTCTGCTTGCTCAAACTCTTCTGCTACACTAGACTCAAAAGCTTCTTGTATTTCAGCTTGACTAAGCTGTCCTGCTTGTAGTGCTTCAAGATCGATATTAACATTGCCAAACAATTCATCAATAGTTTCACCGAATGTTTCAAAACGCTCTTGATTTGCTTCATCAAGTTTTGTAATGTCTCCATTAACAGCAACAATAGCTTCTTGTAGTTCTTGCCTTTCATCTGAAGCAAGTGTTTGACCTTCTTCAAGAGCTTCTAAGTTTGTTAAAAAACCAGAAGTAGAAGATTCTATAACGGCTTCAAGTTGTTCAGAAGTTAAAGTTTCTGCTTCAGGTATGTTAGCTATTGTTTGATTTACAATTTCAGTAACTTCTTCAGAAGTCATGTTTTTAACATTAGGTTGATTAGCAAGAACGGTACTAATCATTTCAGCTACTTGCTCTGCTGTAGTGTAGTCAACTACTGCTGCGTCGCTTTCCCCTGCTTCTATAACATCTCCAAAAATTTCATTTGTTATAGATGTGGTATCTTGTAATTCTGAATCAGCAGCTTCTATAGAATCGTCTGAAGTAATATCAACTATTTTTACTTCAGGGACTACTTCAGGTACTACTTCAGGGACTACTTCAGGGACTACTTCAGGGACTACTTCAGGTACTACTTCAGGGACTACTTCAGGTACTACTTCAGGGACTACTTCAGGTACTACTTCTGCATTATTTATTAGGTCTTCTGTTTTTACTTCCTCTTCTTTTATTTCTTCTTCTACTTCTTCTTGTTCTTGTTCAACAGTATCTGTAAAAATATCTTCTGCGTCTTCTACTCTCCTGTTATCAACACCTGATACACCGGGAAAAGGAACAACTGCTGTGCCACCTTCAGTACCATCTGCGGAAGCTGCTCCTTCAATAAAATTAACTACGCCTTGAGCTGTTCCGCTAGACTCAAACGCATCTGCAATACCTTCTAAAGCAGAGTTTAAAGACCTATCAATTTCTTGAACTACAGCGTTACCAGCCTCTGCTGTTTGAGTAATAAAATCACTGTAAAGAACTTCGCTTCCGTCGGGAAGTGTAACAAAAGTATTGTTACCATAAGTATCAAGAGGTAACTCAGTACCGTCTGCTAGTACAATAGTGTCTTGAGTTAAAGAGCCTGTAAAATTATCAAACTCGTTTTTTAAATTCTGAAAAGTATCTGACTCTGCAATTGTATTAAATGCTTCTGTTGTCAAACCTGCTCTTAAAACAGACTCAAAAGCTTCTTCTAAATCTAAAGAGCCTGTAGTCATTGCTTGCGTAAGAGCGTTAACAATACCTGCTGAAGCACCAGCAGCTTGCGTAGCAGACATACCTAGACCAGTTGCACCGCCGGGTGTTGCTGCTACTTTAGGCAACATGAAAGTATCTGAAAGCCCTACTCCTAAATAGTAAGTCATTGCCGCCATAATACCAGCTTCGGCAAACTGTGTAGGTCCGGGACTGCTTACCTCTTCAGTTTTAACGTAAGCAGAACCATTCCATCGAAATTTATCACCTGACTCGCTATAAGCAATAGGACTAACACCGTACTTCTCTAACAGTGCTTGGTTAGCGTCAGAGTTAATCCAGTTATTATAAGCGCCTTGTTGAGTGCTTGTTTGCTGTCTACGAAGATTTTCTATGTTTTGTCCGGGATCGCTAGCGTCTATAGTAAGATCAGCGTCCCCCTCAAGAATCATTTGTTGGTCTTCTGTAAAGCCAGTATCAGCTTCTGCCCAGTTTCCTGTGTCGTAATCACCAGACTGAATTAACTGTTCACGCTCAGTCATGTAGGCAAGGTAGTTATTAAAAGAACCAAACATTTCTTGTAGTCTGTTTACGTCATTACCTTCAAAGTAATCACGCAACTCATCTACAGTTAACTTTTGTACTTCACCGGTTTGACCATATAAATAGTCAAGCTGTGCGTCTCCTTTTTCACGTCCTTCAACAAACGTAAACGTCATTTCAGAAGGAGTGCTGTCGCCTTTAACATCTCGCATAGGCTTAATACCGCCAGTCTCAGGAGGTGTTGTATCTTTTGTAGGCATAGCAGGTTTATCTGTTTTACCTGTTAGCATTCCTGTTTTAGCTTTTCTAGCCATTTATTTTTCCCTCGATACGCCTTTGGTTTTTTCATACGAGCGCATTGCACCAAGACCAAGCATACCCATTAAGACCGGCATCATAGTCTCAAGATCAATTAGCGGTATAGTTACTTCAATAGCCAACAATGCCAGAATAAAATTAGTAAACGGTATAACCATAAAGTTACCGGTCATACCTAGTACACAACACCAGCCAACAGCAGGTCTCCATCCAGAGACAAACAAGGACTTGTGCGCCGCCTCTACCTTGTTAACTTCTATCTGTGCTGTAGCAAGCTCCTGAGCGTGTATTTGAGCCATTGTAGCGACTTCATGTGCCAGCCTTGCCTTC